CGAGGAAGCCACGTTCTACAAGAGCAAGTAATCAGGATTAGGCCACTAAATAAGCTCACTAGTTTTAAACAACTAACACGAAAGGAGTATATGAAGCACGTTTACATCGTCCGGTTCTTCACCACGAAACAGCCGTGGTTATCTCTCGTTTTTGGTTCAATCGAATCAGCTTACGCAAATCTCCGCGGGGCTGGTTTTGCCGTAAATGAACATTTCTTGTATGCGTCCAACTATCAGGAGTGGACAAATCCAAGCGATACTTCACAAACAGCAACCATCACAAAGAAAGAGGTAATCAATGGATAAGTGGGGAAGAGTAGAGGTTAAGAAGCTGCCAAAGATACCAACCAAGTATAAGCGGGCATTTAATCCGCCGCGCTTGGTTCGGTATGAGATGAGTAAGAGAGTGGAATATTCTCCTGCAAAGAAATACTGAGAGAGTATTCGAGACACAATAGGGGAATTGCTATCCTTAATTGGGTAGTGATTCCCCTATTTTTTTATCTCAAAAGTTAAATTATAGGTTAATCTATAAAGTTAACTTAACCTGTTAATTAACCTATAGATTATAAGAGAGATAAAGGTCATAAGTTATCCTATCGAGTTTCACTGTTACATAAATTTTGTTGTTTTCCGGTTACTTACTAGATACATTCTGTGTATTTACTGGCCTGTTACTTCCCTATACACTAGCTGTAAGTTGTTGATTCTAAAGGAGTTAAGCTAAGTAGAGGGAATACGTCACTTTCTTACCCTATGCTATTAGTGTAATATTTACATGGTGGGTTGGTGGGGTTTTTATATTTTTATATAAAAAAACAAAAAAAAAATATAAACAATACAAAACCAACAACCCCCTGACCTCAAAATAGGACACTTGACATAAGGATAAGAATATGCTATACTAGGGGAAAGCCGGCTAACTTGTTCAGGCTCAACAACTTACGGGTAGCCTAGAGGGAAGTAAAGCACCAGTAAGTAACCAGTAAGTAACCAGATAGTAACCAGTAAACAACCAAATTTCTGTATTCACTAAACTGCTTATAACACTATTAAGAAAGGAAAAGAGTAAAAGGATTATAAGATGACACAAAAGAGAATCTACTTTGGTAAGATTTCAAGAGATTTTCAAAACAAATTAGCAAAAGAAAGGATTAGAACTCGTCCAGGTGAAAAAACAGAGGAAGAGATTAGACTATTCGGTAGAAAATGGGTAAGAAAGGAAGAAAGTTATAAATCAAGGGTTACAAAAGAAGAGAAAGAAAGAGATAGCAAACTCACTGTTTACGAACGTATTGCAAGAGATATGGAATTGGGTAAATTCAAACTGTGAGTAGAGCGGATAGATAAGATAACTAAATTAAAGGCCGATTTGACTTTAAGTTAACAATGTGATACGCTCCGGAATGGCGGTCTAGGTCTTTGATAAAGGAGTGTTTAGTATGGCTGTATGGATTGTAACGTTTTTTGATGAAGATGGAGCTTTCAACCGTAATATTCATGCCTTTGCTACTATTGATATGGCTAAGGCTTGGATTACTAGGAATGAGAAATACTATCCTGGTTCATTGGAAGTTTATAAACTTCATTACTTTTCTGATATGAGGTGATTAAATGGCTAGTCACAGACATGCTTTTCTTAAGAGAGAAGAAGTAATCGGTGGACATTGGAAACTTCACCGATTGTTTCGTAATCCTAAGGTTAAGAAGGTTTTGGTAAGCTGTTACATTTGCTTTCCTAAATCTACAACATTGAACTATAAGAAAAGAGGACAGTTCTTTTCCTTTGAAGGAGTAGATATGCAGAGCGATTGCCATGAAAAAGGAGTAGAAGAATAGTATGGAAATGAAAATCTTGACAGGAGTTAAAGGATATTCTGTGTATGTCAATGATACTCACATTGGCACATGGTCTTATCTTGATGGTGCTATTGAAGCACTAAGGAAAGAAGTTCTGGAAAGGATTTACGAGGAAATGCCAATTAGTGTAGAAAAGGATACAAAGTAGAATAAGAGCTAATAAAAGGTATAGGCGCAATAAACCTAGTGTAAGCAGATGGATAGCCTATAGAATCTACTACTCTAGTTTTGAGGGTTCTGGAACGTAAAAACCCTCACTTTAATAAAGGAGTTACTATGGATGAGTATTTCGATAGACTTTGTGATTGTGACTCTGGTTTGTTTTCTGAGATTCAATATGATGGTAGAGGTATCTACTTAACTCGAACTTGTAGAGAATGTCACAAAGAAAAGATGAGTAAGTATAACCCAACTATTCTTGAGTATTACACTCAAGCTGATGTTGATGAACCTATTGAAGAGGATGAGTGGTAAGAAAGACTCATTTCTCATTCGATACCAAGCAATGGATAATTGGAATTGAATATTATCCTAAAGCTTGGTTTGTTATTCACCTTCTAGCATTTAAGATTTACTGGATTCTTGTAAAGGAGAACTAACATGGACAGAAGAGAACAGAACAATAAGTGGTATAAGTCTTTCAATGAGAGAGACATGGTTTTCATTATTGATAGAGAAGCTAAGGAAGGAGAAGCAATAAGAGAAGAAGATGAATGGTATGAAATGAGAATACCTGCTGAATATGAGGTTTGTGGAACATGCGATGGTAAGGGTAAGCATGTTAATCCATCAATTGATTCTCAGGGTCTTTCAAGAGAAGATTTTGATGATGACCCTGATTTTGAAGAGGATTACTTTGCAGGTAAGTATGACGTTACCTGTAATGAATGTAATGGAAAGAGAGTTAGTCCTGTAGTAAATTGGGCTGCTTTGGAAAGGAAAAGCAAAGAGGATAAGAAGTATGTAGAGGAGTTTATTGAAGAGTTCTACGATTATGAAAGAACTTGTTACATGGAAAGGAAACTAGGTTGTTAGCTATGAAAACAATGACATGGGAAAGTTTATTTGGTCAGATTACAGGAGTTAGAAACAAAAAGCGTAATCTTGACAATGCCAAGTGGGTTGAGTTAGAAGAAGATACTTGGTTTGATGGTATTGAATACGCTAAAGGTTCTTTCTACAAGATTTGGGAAACAGAAGATTTTGGTTGGGTTTACTTTAGGAGAGATAGTAAGACTCCTAAAGGAGAAACACCGGGTAAGTTTTGGCATAGGTTCTGAAGAATGGGAAAGGTTGTTCCTTTCCCTATCTTTATTTAAGAATAGAGATAGGGAAGGGAATTAACTTCAAGGAGATAAGATGCTACTAATCAAGTACTACGTCATTCACAAGAATCACCCAAAGGAAATAGAACTTTGTGGTAGATTTCAGAATATGGCACATTTCAACAGGTTTTGTAATGTAGAAGCATGGCGTGGTTGGATTGTCTCTAATGTAAAAGTTATCAAAGAGGAAAAAGATGAACAAGCAAGAGCAGATTGAAACATTTAAGCACATGCTTACCAAACTAGAGAATGAAGGTAAGTGTATGTATAAGTTTCACAAGCTAGGTTTTGAACTATTTGGTGAAGTTTGGAATGAGTATGATGATAGTATGACTCATAACAGAAAGGATAAGGACGATGAAAGCTAACTGTTCTTGGTGCCTAAAAGAGATAGAAGTTTGTGATGCCTGTGAGAAAGATGTAGCAGAAGGAGTAACAGTCTTAGAACTGACTTTCTGTTCTAGAAGCTGTGCAATCAAGTACATTGTCAATGATGCTTATTTAGCAGAGGTAAAGAATGACAAGGGAAGATTTCCTCATCATTAGAAAGCTAATGGATTTGAAGAAGAAAGGTATAAGTGTTACCGTACAAGCCGGGCCACTACCTAACACTCTAATTCAAAGACTTTCTAGTCACTGTAAGAGTAAGAGAAGTACTAACCATACTCATGCAATGAGAATCAGTCAACCGAGAACTACTTACTATTCGATTATGAGAGGTAAAAGATGACTAACAAGAAGAGAGAAGAAGTGCTAGTCAAGCTAACTAAACAATTCAGTAAGTTAAAGAAAAGTCAGTTAGCAGAGATAGTTGCATTGATGACCCTTAATGCCATGATAGATGGAAAGGGTAGACAGTAATGAATGAAGAGCAAGAAGAAGGACGATTTAATAGAACTCCAATGATGGAATTTGATGTTATCAGGCACAGAGAACCTAACAAGGTTATCACCTACAAGAACGTAGTAGAGCTTATCAAGGTTGATAATGCTCTGTTCATTAGGTATTGGAAGAATGGCTTCAGAGAAGCAATAACAATCTATGATGCAATTTCTGTAATTAGTGTATAAGGAGATAAGATGAAAGTAATATTGGTTCGTTGGTTACATAGTAAGCATATTGAAGCATCTTGTGTTTGTAATGATGATGAAGTAGAAACAGTCTATAAGCGAACTGTTCTGCAACTAAAGGATACTGATTTTACTGTATCAGTAATCAATCCAACATCTTATCTAGACTTTCAACAAGAAATTGATGATATTTTAGGAGTATAATATGTCTTACAAAGTAAGGCGACAAAAGCCAGTAGTAGGTGGAAGAAATGCAGTTCCTTCTTGCCTATTAAAGTCTATTGATTATGCTGTTGAAAAGACAGCTAGTAGATACAGGGTTAGTAAATCCTTTGTGATTGCTAACATTCTTGCAACATTCTATGGAATAGAAGAACAAGAGTCAATCCATAAAAAGGCAAAGAAGGATGGTGGGTAATTGGTAACTGCAAGACTTGTCTAGTAGAAACAGAAGATATTAACTATGTCTTTTGTTCTGTTGATTGTCAGCGTATCTGGTATTACTCGCAGGAGATAAAACAAATGGGAAGTTACGACATTGACACTGAAGTTTACAAGAAATGGTTAGAAGAAAGAATCATAACCATTGAAGCAATGACAACTAAGGATCAAATCGAAGCAAGAATCATTGAAATCTCTAAGATTGAGTTCTTAGCTAAGAGAGAGTGGGCATTACTCCATCAGCAATACGATAAGATTACTGGTAGAAAAGGTATTGCTCCCTGGCTTAAGGTAGAAAGAGATAAGCTAATCACTGACCCTAACATTAAGGTTAATTGGGAAGGTGAGCCTAGAGTTAAGCCTAAGAAAGAAAAGATTGATGTTTCTGACATGTTAGGTATTCCTAAGCATATTCTTGAAGCATCACTTAAGGATAGGCTTAAGGATAAGAAGAACGGTGGGACAATTGATGGATTTGTTCCTAAAGGTAGTGCTCATGTAAGGAAAGAAGCAGAACCTAGCAATCCTATGGCTTTATTGATGAACGTTGAGAAGAAAAAGGTAACGCCTAAGGAAGAAATAGCAGCTAGGGTTAAAGCTATGATGGATGCACGAAAGAAATAACATTTCCAAAGGATAACAAAATGGAAGAATTACAACACAAAAAAGTAAGACTGATTACCTGTAGTCAATGTCTTACTAAGAAGAAGGTAGTTGCTACAATTGGCCGTTTGTCAAGGTTGTCATGTAAGCATTTAGTAGTAACACCTCCAACAGTAGAAGAAGAACAAGAGATTATTAAGAAGGTTCAAGAAGAAATTAAGATTGAGATTATCGCTAAAGAAGAACAAGTAGAGAAAGCATTAAGGGAAATCTCTGCTGATGTCTTTCATAACAGGAAAACAAAGGATACTCCCTATCCATTTCAAGAAAGGGGAATAAGATTTGCAATTGAGAATTCTTTTAGAGTTCTAATTGCAGATGAACAGGGTTTAGGTAAGACTATTCAAGCATTAGGGATTCTTTTCTACGCTTGGAACCGGCCAGAGCTTAGAGATTTAGTGTTTCCTGTTTTCATTCTCTCCAAAGGAAGCACAAAAGTCCAGTGGATGATTCAATTACTTAATTGGTGTGGAATGGCTTTACTTCCACAAGTAATTGAGGATAGTAAGATTCCTCCTGTTCCTGGCTTTAACGTTTACATTGCTTCCTATGATATTCTTAGGAGATTCTCTAAGTCTACTCCCATAATCTTGAAGTCTAAGTATGGGCATGAGATTGAATCAACTAGGAAAGAGAATCCATTCTATGACTTTCCTTTTAAGACTGTCATTATGGATGAGGTTCAGGCTATTAAAGGAGATAGTCAAAGAACAGAGGAAGTTAAGAGGATTTGTGAAGGAAAGAATGTAATTGCTCTTTCAGGCACACCGATTAAGAATAACGCCGATGAGTATTACACTATTCTTCACATTCTTAACTCTAACAAGTTCTATAGTCGGAATTACTATAGAGATTATTGGGTTAAGAAAGAAGTAGTTAACGGTTACGAGAAATATACTGGAATTAAGTATCCTGAAGAGTTTGCAGACTACACTAAGGATATGATTATTAGGAGAACTAGGGAAGAAGTTCAAGATGAGATTGCACTTAGGGTAACGAAAGCTAATAGAATCTTCTACCATGTTGACTTTGAGAATCCTAAGCTGAAAGCTGCTTATCTAGCAGAAGAAGCTAAGTTTATCAGAGAAATGGAAGCAGATGCTAAGAAGAAGAATCCTGCTGAGATTATCGCTAGGTTATCAGTAATGAGGCATTTGGTTGGTCTTAATAAAGTTCAACCAACTGTTGACCTAGCAATAGAGTATCTCTTAGAGAATCCAACAGGTAAGCTAGTAATCTTTGCACATCACACCGATGTAATGGATGCTATCTATAAACTGTTGGGTAACTGGTGTATTGATGGTGGTTACGATGTCCCACTAATCTATCACTCAGGATTAAATCAAACGCAAAGGTTTGAGATGATTGCTACCTTTGCTGATAGAAAAGATCCTAGGACTGGTAAGCCTAACAATACTCCGTTCATTATCGGTTCAACCCTAGCAATGGGAGAAGGAGTTGATAGATTACAGGAAGTCTGTAATGATTGTATTATTACAGAGAGACAATGGAATCCTGCTAATGAAGAGCAAGCAGAAAGTCGATTGATTAGGATTGGACAGAAGAAGTATTTTGTAAATGCTACTTATCCAATTGCTACTGATACAATTGATGAGTATTTCACTGACGTTGTTGAGTTGAAAAGAAGGAGTATGAAAGAGACTCTTGATGGTAAGGAAGCTACTTGGGAAGAAGGAAGTATTCTAACAGCGTTGTATGATGCAATTCTGTTAAAGGGTCGTAAGAAACTAAGGAAAGGTTGGTAGTTATGGCTAGTAAAGAGAGTAAAGAGTTTATTGTTACAGGAGATAGAATTCCTATTATTAGAGATAAGAAATCTATCTGTGCTAACAAGAACTGTAAGAATTACAACGAAGAAGCAATCATGAAGATGTATCCAATGTCAGTTTGGTGTACTTTAATGTGCAAACAAACTGATAGTGACTTTACTCACAGAGAGACATATGGAGATTAATATGGAAAAAGATAAGAAGGAAGTCATTCTCGCTGTCATTGAACATCTAATGGAACTTCTTCAAATATCAAAGGCTGAAGCTGTCGATATGTTGAAGCAAGTTAATCGTAGAGCTCTTACAAGAGTTCATGAACAATTGGATAAACTTCATGCTAGTGAGGAAGTAATGAATGAAATCCAGCATGAGCTAGAAGAGGAGTAACATGCCTAAATGGATAAGGTTAATGAATGATGATGAGATTGAGAAGTTCATTGCTACTACTAAAGAGCACTGGAGAAACCTATTTCCTCCTGATTTAGAGAGAGGTTTGCGATTTAACCTCAGAACTAAACAGCAGATAGAACTTAGGATTCAGGTTATACAGGAGCTTATCAATGAACATGAGCGAACGAGCGATAAAAAACGTAGTCAGTTCTTTGACTAATGTTTGTTCATTGTATCAGTCAATGATACATGAACTTTCAGTAGTTATGGAAATGATTGCTAACGATCCTAAAACTTCAGATGATATGAGAGATGCAATACTGAAGTGTAAGGATTTGTGTCTAGCTAGGTTAGAGATAGTTCAAGGACTCATTGATGAAGCAAATCAATATGCTATTGATGAGCTAGGTTTGACATTGATTAAGGGTGAGACTTTACATTAGGAAGAAGGGATACTATGAAAAGACCACAGATTAGAATAGTAGAGATTAACGTTCACAGAAGCAAGAAGAATCCCAAGCTAGGACATGTAGTAGCAATTCTATTTCCTTGTTCACATCATAAGTATCTAGGATTAACTCTCTATAAAGGGGAAGGAGAGACGTATGCAACTAATGATGCTAGAGTAATTAAGTTTGAGGATTACTCTATCATGGATAAAGAGCATTGTAAGCTCTGTCCAATTGATGATTATTGGTTGGATGATTTGACAGAGCCAGCAGAACTTAACGATTATGTTGAAGTTCTTGAAGCAATGGAAGATGAAGGAGATTGATATGGAGATAACTAATTACGTAGCAATGAGTAGAAGGACATTAACCGAGATTAAGGAAGGAGATGTAATCATAGACTTTAGAGGTAAGCCTTGGGTTTTCATTTGTTTAACTCCTGGTAGAATTACTGCTAAGGTTCTTGCTAGACATTTTGATGCTGATAGCATGGGACAGGAGATGTATTCTACTACATTCCCAGACTTGTACTTAGAGCAGAGATAATTGCAATGAGCTATAAAGATATATTAACCTATTATATGAACTCACAGTCCCGTTTTTGGGACAGTTCGTGAGATAGGCTGTAAAAAAATGCGGTAAGATGTACGATTTTGCTTGACATCGGCTCTCAGGCGTGCTACAATGGTCTTGCAAGGCATGGCGCCGGCGGTAAGACAAGGCAAAAGTTAACAGTAAAGGCCGGGCCAGGAACTACAGGGAAAGTTAGGGATTTAAACTAGAATTTTGAATCTTAGATGAAGCAATTCCGCCGAATCAAGATTCAAATACACAAAGGATAAGAGAATCTATATGGAAAACCTGAATGAAACCGTCGTTGATTCTACCGCTGATGATTCTACCGTTGAAGAGACTTACGTTCCTTTGGAATTGGTAGAAGTAGTCAAGAATACTCGCGGTAAGAATTCACGTAAGATCACTTACAAAGCAATTGGTAAGTGGATTACTCGAACGGTTGAGAAGGAATCAAAGCCTCTGTTTAATGAGGATGGAACTCCTGTTCTTGATGCTGATGGTGAACAAGTAAGGGAAGCATTGGGAAAGGATGAGGCTGGAAAGCTCATTACTATTAAGGAAGAGGTAAGGGAACTGGTAACGAAAGGTGTTCTCACTAAGTATGAGGATGCTTTGATGTTGGTTGAAGCAGATGAGCAGCTTTTGCTTGATTGCTTTGCTGAAGGATTCAATGAGCGTGCTTATGAATTGGAAGCAGCTAAGGATGAACTGGATGAGTTCATTGCTGATCTTGAAATGAATGAGGATCAGAAAGCAGCTTTCAAAAAGACTGCACGACAGATTAACCGGAACTATGGTTTGTCTCTCGTTGAATCAGCAGAGCATGTTAAGGTTCTGATGCTTGCTGCTAGGGAAAAGGAGATGGCTAAGCTGGCTAAGGAAATCGAAGGCTAGTTTAGTTAGTAGTTAGATAGATTAAGGGCTGGGAGATTAACTTCTCCTGGCCCTTTTTCTATTTGTGTTTATGAAAGTTTGAAAAAAGTTCTTGACAAGGGTTATGAAACGTGCTATAATGGTACGTACACGTTAGACTCTCATATCAAAGATTTGTTCGGTAAGGAAAAGTTAATATATGTCTGAGAAGAGAATCCTAGCATTAGACTCACAGATATTAGATGCCATACAAAAATGTCCTTTCTACACCTACCTAAACTTCATTAAGAATTATCGTCCCAACGATATAATGATGCCAATGGAACGTGGTGATTTAGGACATACTATGTTAGAGTCTTATTACAAGCTATTAAAGAAAGGTGTAGCTTGGGATGAGGCTGTTAAAGAATCAGCTATTGTTGGTAGGAATCATTACCAGAATCTTAAACTAGACTTACAAACTAGTGAATGGATTGTAAAGACTTTCTACGAATACACTGATTACTACCACTTCGATGGTATTAAAGTGTTAGGAGTTGAACAATCATTTTCTTTCATTCTCCATGAGGATGAGGATATTGTGATTGTTTATGAAGGAAAGATTGATTTACAAGCTGACTTTCCTAGCCTTGGCGAATCAATTTACGATCATAAGTTTAGAGGACTAAGAGCTGATTACATTGGATTAGATAATCAGTTGATCGGTTACTCTATTGCAACAGGAACTAACCTAGTTTACGTTAATGAAGTAGGACTGCAAAAGTCTTATCCACCAGAGAAGAAGTTTAGAAGAGTACCTGTAGGAATAGGAGAAGGAGTAAAGGAACGCTGGGTTAAGAATACAATCATGTGGGCTAAGATTCTTGACCATGCTATTCAAGAAAATGTTTGGCCGCAAAGTCATTTAAAAACTCCACCTGCTGGTATTACACAGTGTATGAAATGCCAGTATAATGGAATCTGTAACTCGGAGAATGATGAGGAGATGAAACGTAAGATTCAAAACAGCTTCCATATTGGTGAACCTTGGAGTGCCCATAGGGATGTTGTTACTGAAGATAAGGACGAGTGATTAAAGCGATGAAAAAGCATATTCACAAGTATAGATTAAAGGATTTAACTAGGAAAGCTGGTAAGGCTCCTTACTTGGTTTACATTTGCATTAAACAGGATTGTTCACATCACATCCGGCTAGAATTAGTAGAGGGAAAGCTTTCGGAATGTAATAGATGTGAGAGTCCTTTCATTATGAGGATGGCTAAACTTAAGCATGGCGATAGGATAATCGTTAGACCTCATTGTGACGATTGCACTAAAACTCCTGATAGAATTAGGCAGAAGAAGCAGAAGATTGAAAGTTCTATTGACCAGCTAATGAGTTCTCTCTTACCAAAGGGATTGTGAGATAAATAATGATAGTTCAAGTAGTAAGATTCAACACAAAAAGAGAGGTGGTAAGAGTAGATAAGTATAAGGTTAAACAGATTCGTTTTCAGCCGGCCGGCTTAATGGAATTAAAAGGTTACGGTGGAGATGAAGATATAACTTATCTCAGAGTTCTGTCCAGTGACCCACTTGATATTTTCGTAGAGGATAACGATGCCGACCAATCTTAATAGTGAAACATACGATAAGTTTGTTAGAGCTTTGTTTGTAGGTGGAACAGGTAGAGGTAAAACTATTGCTGCTGCTAGTTGGCCTGGTAAGACTCTAATTATTGATATTGATGATAGACATAAGCCGGTTGTTGATTGGTTTCCAGAAAGAGTTAAAGCTGGAGACTTTTCAATTGAGCGTGTTAATGCTGATAATATTTGGACTACTCTAAAGCCTACGATTAATAACATTGTGAAGTATAATCCTTTTCAGAATGTTATTGTCGATGGAGTTACTTCTTTGTCTACTACGACAGTAATCATGCAAATGAAAGCGAAAGGTTCTTGGGGAGATTGGTCTAGTAGTAAGGGTAGTGATGAATCTAAAGGAGCTAAGATTACTGCTGGTGGAGTAATGGTTCCTAGTTGGGATGAATATGCTGGAGAAGCAATGATTATCTCAACTCTCCTAGAAACTCTCAAATCTCTTAAGTGTAATCTTTTCCTAACAGCTCACCCTGTCCAGAGAACTGCAATTGCTGGTAAGAATAAGCCGGCAGTTAAGTATTCTTCTATTACTACCTTTGGACCTAAGATTGAATCAATCATTCCAACCTATTTCGATGAGGTTTGGTATTTCGATTACCAGGTTACTAGTGACAATCTTGGCAAGGAAGTCATTAAGAGAACCTGTTACACAAGACCTTGCGAGGATTATCTTGAGGCTAAAACAGCCTTGAAAATTCCTGCTTCAATTGATTATACAGACAAGAATCTGTATGATTTGGTCAAGGAATTCCTTTAGATTTAGTAACACAAAATTATTCCTAGTCACCCAATTCCGGGGGCAGGAATAATAAATAGAAGTGCAACTATAACAAAATGCACAATGGAGAGTAGTATCTATATGGCTGATGAATCAATTGTCTGGGGAATCACCGCTGAGGACATTAGCAAGAATCGTCTTGTTGATGCTCCGTCTTGGCTTCCAACGGAAATCACTGATTTTGAAATCATTGATTCCAAAGCCGGTGACAGCAAGAATCTTCACTTGACCTATAAGGTCTTTGCTGGAGATTTTAAGGGACTGGAGAACTCTTTCATTTACTTCAGTGAAAAGTTGCCAGTTCTTGCTGCTCCTCTTCTTTCTGCTTGTGGATTCCCACAGAATGAGGACAAGTCTTTCAATGTCCGTCTTTCTAAGGGAACAATGATTGGGAAGAAATTCCTGGCTCATTGGATTCGTGGAACGTACAACAACAAGCCTGTGAATCAGGTTGACGATTACGCTCAGTTGCCAACAGCGGAATAGTTCTAGCTAAGCTGCCGATTAGCTAGTAAATCTACCTTACGCGGTCCTTACACAAAGTAAAGGTTCCTAGAAATGTAAGGTAGTCTAGTTATTACTGGTTCTCTAGTCAAAAGAACCAGTCCTTTTATGGATGGAATCTTTAAGTCTACCCCACCACTAATTGCCACTGGCAGAATAACAATCGAGGCTATCAGAATCATGACAAAGAAACAGAGTGAGATTCCTACCAAAGAATCTAATAAGATCCATGTAGACGAAATGACAGAGCCAATGCAAGCGCCTGAGACACCAGAGACATACAGTCAATTTCAACTAACCCCACCCCCAAACTTTGCAACTGGTTCTATTGTAGCAGAACTAAAAGCAGAGATTGAAATGCTTGAGGATCGTTTAGCAAATCGAAAAGCGGTACTAGAAATTGCATTAAAGAACGCTTCGGTAGTTGAACAGTTCGTTGCTGAATGGCGTAGATATTAGTTTGCGACGGTGGCGGAATCGGTATACGCATAAGACTTAAAATCTTAGGCCCGTAAGGGATTGAGAGTTCGAGTCTCTCCCGTCGCACTTCACAAGGAGAATGACAATGATTACAATTCTAATAGTTCTAGTGGTTTTAGGGCTAGTGCTTTACTTGGTAGAGAATTACATCCCAATGTCTCAGCCAATTAAAGTAGTAATTCGTGTCGTTGTCGTTCTGTTCATTTGCATTTGGCTACTCAGTTTGATTGGTGTTGTAAGTATCCCAATGCGACTCAGGTAACTATGAATATCGAACAGCAGGTCATTGACAATCTTAAATCCTACAGAGATTGGGTCAAAGAGGTCAATGACCTGGCTCTGTTAATTGAATATTTAGAGTCACGCAATAAACAAATCTCAGTTAGAACACTAGCTAAGTTAACTAGACGTTCTAAAACTTGGGTAGGTGTGTCTCTAATTCTAATCAAAGGATTAAAACTATACCCAGAAATTGAACAAATTAGGAATCGTAACGCGGCATATAACTTTTTACAAAGAAAGAACAAACTACAGAGGTTTATGGAATCATGAGCAAAGTTGCAATAATCACTTCACGGTTTGATATTACCAAGAAACAGCTTGAGGGATTTAGGGATTTCCTTCCCTCATTCGATAAGGATAAGGATTCATTCCTAGTTGGTGGAGAAGATGCTGATTATGACATCTTCCTAACTTTAGTAGGACAAGGATTCTCAATTGATCTTTATCCTAGAGCCGGTAACGGTGACAACAGTGAACGGTTTAATGGAGCAAAGAATATCAATTCTCCCCTTCCACTAAGAGATAGAAACAAGAGGATGATTGATGAGAGCACAATAGTTATTGCTACTCCACAAACCTTCAATGAATTTGAAGATAGTCCTGCCTGGAAAACAATCCGCTACGCAATGCAAAGTGAGAAAGAGATTTACGTTATCTCTCCTAACGGCCATTGTTGGTCATTGAGGTGACTTATGTCTAAGACGTATAAGTATGAAGATCCTGAAGGAGAGCATATCTATACGGAAGAACAAATCCTTAAGGAGTACTTCCCATACTGGAAAGATAGAATGGAGAAGGCTGGAAAGGCTGATTATATTTCAGAACAAAACTGTATAGATGATTGGGTCATTACTAATTGGGCTTACGAATACAAAGAGGAGCGATAATATGCCTTGTGGTGGTATCTATCCTATTACACCGGACCATGATTTTGGTAAGATGCACGGTACATCCCTTAACGATAACTGTTTCTACTGTGGGAAAGGAATTGAGCCAGTTGATTTGATGTTTTGTGATGAGTGGGATTGCTATTTACATCGTCATTGTGTAATCCTATTTCTTGAAACTGAAGAAGGTCAAGTTGTAGTTAATCATGGTCATCAAGTAGTTCTATATTGGGAGAATCAGGAGAATCAAAATGCCAACAATACCGGGAGTGACGGAGACATTCGACAAGCTGACGAAACTTCACAAGACAAAGAATGATGATTACACTGGTGACAAGGGGCCATTCTTTAACTTTGACTTTGCTGAGTTTCTAAGTGGGTTGTTTAAGAATAGTAGAGATAAAGTATATGCTGTAATGGTAGGGATTAAGCTAGCTAGGTTGGCAGTAGTGTTAACAAAGCCACCTAATCATGAAAGCGTAAATGATACTTTTGACGATGCTATCGTTTACATGGCAATTTGGAAAGCAGATTATCATAATCGGCACACTTCAACACTACATGAAAGAGTAGATAAGGTTACTATTAGAGAGACACCTACAAATGCCTAATTGTGTATCAGGTCAAGGAAATCCATACGCTAAACTATTAATACTAGGAGATCATCCAGACAATACCTCTGATAAATATGAGAAACCATTTCAGGGTTCTGTTGGTGAGTTCTTAGATAGGGTATTTATTGAACTTAATCATGCTAACTGGAGAACAGATTATTGGTTAACTTATACCTATAGATACCGGCCACCATTCAATGATATTAAACAGATTGGAACTGTCTGTGATGTAGAAGAGGAGAAAGAGAGACTATACAATGAAATACTATCAATCAAACCTAACTGCATCCTGACTCTCGGTCCTAGTTCATTTGAAGTAATTTCAGGAACTAGTAAACTCCTTAATTATAGGGGTTCAATTCTCTCTTCTCAAGTAGGTGATGCTAAGGTAGTAGGAACTATTTCACCTTATCATTTAATTAGGGCTAGTGATGATTCTGAGGACCATGATGAATCAAAGGGTATGTTTTCTTATGTATGGAAATGGGTGCTAGCTAATGACATTAAAAGAGCAATCCATGAGTCGGCGTCAACGGGCTTCAATCCTACTAAAAGGTCACTCCTTATTGCAAGAAATTCAGTCGATGTATCTCGATTTATTGATAGGGGGTTCAAAAGTTCAGACAGAATCTTTGCAGACATTGAGACAATTGAATCAACAATTCCTGGATGTGTTAGCCTTGCTTGGAACGAACACGAAGCAATCTCAATCCCTCTCTTCAGTAGAGTTGGAAGATACGAAATCTCAACAATTCCCACCACAGACCTAGCTTTCATTTGGCAGTCTTTAGATAAGCTATTTAGAACTAAAGAAGTAGCTGGACAGAACTTCAAGTTTGACCAAGCTAAACTAGAAATGCTAGGCTTTACCTTTAAGGGGTTAAAAAGTGATACCTCGCTTAAGGCTCATACAATCAACCCCGAAATACCGTATGTTGGATTGGCGTTTTTGGCTAGCATATGGACTCGTGAGCCTTATTATAAGGACGAAGGGAAAGAGTTCATCTTTGGGAAACATGACACTGATAGGTGGTTCCTCTATAACGCTAAAGATTCAGCGGTTGATGCTGAAGTTGATAGGGTTCAAGAAAAAGAACTTGAAATTCTATCAGAACAATACCACACCGACCTCAAAGGATTCTACTATAAATACATTACTAAACTACACAAACTCTACTTCGATATGGAAAAGGTAGGTTTTGCCCTAGACCAAGGAGTTAAAGATTACCTAATTGCTAAGTATCAAACCTGGGCCGAGCATTTACAGGTTCAATTAGATGTGTCTGTAGGTAGGGATGTAAACTATAACTCACCAAAACAGGTAAAGGAACTACTCTATGAACAGATGAGATTAAAACCTGTTGATAAGAACCTGGATACTGGTGAGGATACAATTTCGAGGTTATTAAAAGATGTCAGAGATGAATCAATTAGAGACGTATTATCACGTATTTTGGAAATACGCCGAGTTAACAAAACTCTATCAACGTATCTATATGCAATGTCAGACTTTGATGGCAGGATGCGTACCCAAATTAGAATCGTTGGAACAGAAACAGGGCGATCTTCAGATAGTATATTGGACCCACCAACTAGACCGTGCAAAATTGGATTCGCATTTAAAACACTTACAAAGCATGGGGATATCGGGCAAGATGTTAGAGGAATCCTTAAAGCTGACCCAGGACATGTTATCGTTAACATTGACCTTAGCCAAGCTGAAGGACGAGTAGTTGCTCTTTTAAGTAATGATGAACTACTCTTAGAAGCATACAATAAAATTGACATTCACCGTAGAACAGCAGCCCTAGCCCTAATTACTGGACAATTAAACCTATCATTTGAACATGACCCTATTGCTGATTCTCTTGATAAGGATTCACCTGAAAGATTCATTGGAAAGAAGGTTAGACATGCTGGCAATTACAACATGCAATGGAGAGAATTCTTAAAGAATGTAGTAAGTGATTGTAGAAGATTCAAAATTAACTTTACCATTTCAGCGTTTAGTTCAAAGCAGATTCTTGAAAGATTTCATGCTGCTTCACCTAATATTGTAGGAGTATTTCACAAGGAAGTAAAGGACCAAATAGACTTAAGTAGGTCATTAATTAACCCCTTTGGCCGGCTAAGAAGGTTCTTTAATAGACCTGGCAATCAACTATATAAAGAGGCGTTTGCGTTCCTACCTCAGTCAACAGTTAAGGATAGGTTAACTCAAAGTGCCTTAGCAATTAAGGACAAAAAATACCCTATTAGACTAGCGAATGAGGCTCATGATTCCCTTACTTATCACATGCCGGAAGGAGAATATAAAGACATATGTAAAGAATTAAAACCCCTCATAGAGCAGCCAATTGACTTTTCTACTTGCTCAATTAAGCGTGGTTTGTTAATAATACCATGTGATTTTGAGGTTGGAGAAAACTATCGTGACTTAAAAAAGTTTAAACTTTAGAGTAAAGCCCATGTCATGGTTGGAGTTGCTCATAAAAGAGACTGATTTTGTCGAAACACCAAAACAATGGATTTACTGGTCAGGATTAGCAGCTATCTCTGCCATAGTAAGTCCTAACATAGTTATTAATAAAGGAGCTTACAAGTTAAAACCCAATCTCTACATACTGCTGATTGGGAGAAGTGGATTAGGTAAGGGTTTTGGTCCTAGTGTAGCTAAGAAGTTAGTGTCAATGGTAGATAACACCAGAGTTATCTCGGGAAGAGGAAGTATCGAGGGTATTATCAAAGAATTAGCAATTGTTAAGGCTAAAGAAAATGGAAGCATACCATTCAAAGATGCAAGGGGATTTCTGTGTAGTGGTGAATTTGCTTCCTCTCTTTATGAAGCCACACATGCCTTAACCATTTTAACGGACCTATATGACGCTCACTATAATCCCGAATGGGTTAACACACTCAAAAATTCTCCAGTTGAAAAGCTGAGGTTTCCATGCCTAACATTATTATCTGGAGCTAATCCAGAGATGTTCAATTTGACAGTAGATAAAGCTCATTTAGGGGGTGGATTTGTAGCTAGAACGCTACTAATTGGAGCTGATAAAAGGTATCGTAGTAATTCAATGATTGATGACCCTAGCGAGGTTGACTATGAAAAGCTAGCGGTTCATCTTAAAAAGATAGCTAAGCTAGAAGGAACAATGCAATGGACTACGGATGCAAAAACAACGTATAATGAGTGGTTTTATCCATACAGAGAATCAGATGTAGATGATAAAACTGGTACTCATGACCGAATGAATGACCATATTATTAAGATTGCAACATGCATATCATTATCAAGAAAAGAGGATATGTTCATTGAAGAAGATGATGTAGCAGACGCTATTATTGCTTGTTCTCAGCTATCTAATACTGCTAGACAGGTAGCCGGGATGCAAGGAAATAGTCAAAGTTCAGGTGCTTTAAAGCAATTCCTAGTTATTATGTTCTCTGCTCCTAGCTATGAATTAACTAGGAAAAAGGTGTTACAAAAAGGTTTTGGAGACTTCGACGCTGCTGAATTAGATAGAGTAATAGAGAGTCTAAGTCAAACAGGTTTCGTAGTCCAGTTAACAGGTGGTAAAGAGATTAGGTATAAACTAACCAAAACCGCAGTTGATTGGTGGAATTCAGCTAGGAAGGGTTGAGAGATGCTCGGAAGGGTAAAGACAATTAAACCCTCACATTATGGCTTTATTCTTGACGAGAATGGAGTAGAGTATTTTTTCCATTTTGCGGACTATAAGGGAGATTGGGAAGAACTTATAATGATAAGTCCTCCCAATATCCCTAAAGGTCCAGTAGTTCAGTTCCAACCAGTTAAAGGACCAAAAGGTTGGAAAGCGGAGAATGTAGAGTTTATCAATGACTTTTAGGGCTGTTGGTCATAGATTAACCTATTACCTCTAGGCACTAAGTTATTTCCTGGGAATATTAATCTATTGCCCGGTCTAGGCTTAGGTTTCCTAAATCCAAATGGCATTTCTCCAACCTTTAGAATACCCTCTAATGGAGTAGCTCTGCCAGTTGCAACATTCCACGGTTGAGCTACTTGTGGTGGTCCAAAGTTAATCAATTGAGAGAATGTATTTGCACCCCTAGTTGTAGCTGGAATGTAATTACCAAATCTATCAGTAGTCCTAGCTAGGTTTGCTTCTCCCTTGTAATCTTCACCTGTAATAAACTCGGTTCCAAGCCGGCCTAATGGTGAAAGTCTATTCTGTGCTGCTTCTGATAGTATTTCTCCAGCACCCTTACTAAACTTCTCTCCATCAGTACTGGCAGCAGCAGCCATTAGAAATGGATATTTAAAGAAGTCAATTGATGAGCCAAATGGGTTAAGATATGATGTTTTCTCCTTATTTAGAAACAGAGTAAACTTATCTTTTGTATCATTTTCTACCATATATTCGCCGGTTAGAGACTTTTGTAAGAGATTAGCAGCAGTATAAGCCGCTAACATCCTACCACCGGCCTTTAAATATGCTCTACTTTCAGGTGTTCCTTTACCTCTCAATTCAGTAATGAGAGACTTGGGAACATTAATTCCCATATTCTTAGCTGAACGTAACCAATCAGGAGCTAGGAAAGTAAGACTAGCAACTGTCTTAAAGTCCTTAGTCTCCATTAAGGTATCGGTGTTATAGCCAGAATAATGGTCATTAACTACCCTAGAAGCAGCTTTACCTGCCTCAGCTCTACTCATTCCTTTCTTTTGAAAGTCAGCAAGTTTAGATTTCCAACCTTGCCATTTTAAAGCTGGAAGCATCTGTTCAAATAGTGGTCCTTCCCAATGCTTGTGCTGTTTTTCAGCTAACCAATTAGTCCATTTCTTAAACTTGCCAGTTCCATACTTACCTGTTGTAGTATTAAATGGTTTAGTAATGCCATGACCAATACTAGTGTCCACATTAGGATTATAATTATCCTCTCTCGTAGCTCTAATAATATCTGCCCTTTCAGCCTTTAAATGGGATGCAGCCAGTTTGGGGTTTAATCCATACCTAACTGCTTGTCCCCATCTCTTTAATCCACCTTCCATTACTGCCCGGCCAGAGAAAGGTGAAGCAATGCTAAAGCCATGAGCAGTAAATAAGGGCTTATTAGGAATAAGTCCAGATGACATTGCTAATGACTTAGCTTTACCTACTGCTTCTACCGCAGAATTAAATAATCCTGTTTTTGTAGGTGAAAGATAATCCTCTAATACTTTCCTAATTTCTGGATGAGCATACTTACCACTAAACTTACCTAATCCACCAGTAATTCTCTCATAACCTGCTGGAACTCCTGCTGGTAATACACCTTGAGCGTTAGGTTTACCACTGTATAAGTAACCAGCTTGTCTCAATTGAGCTTCTGCATTGACAAATGATGTGCTAAATTTTGGAGGTATTCCAGCAGCTAATTCAGCATTTCTATTGGCAATTAAGCTCTCAAAAATCTTACCAAAAATAGGATTCTTCCTAGAGAATTTCCTATTATTCAGTAATCCAGCTTTACCTACTACTGCTCTTGGTGGAACTGGTTTAGATGGTGGAGTTACTGGTTTGGAAGTAGTTCCTTTTCCAGCATTGCCACTATTCCCAGAAACAAATCCCTTCCAGGCTTTGGGACTCTTTTGCTGTATTCCCTTTCCTGCGAAAACGTCTGGCGTAGTCTCTGCTCTCCTTCTACTTTCTTGATAGAGGCGTAATAAGTTCGATATTTCTGGATTGTATCCGCCAGATCTACCACCTTTGGTAAAGATTGATTCAAGCCTTTTAGCGGCTTCGGCGGTTCGTTCGATTCCATATTTGCCATAAATTTCTCCTAATCTGTAAACCCAATCCATTCCATGACCGGATATTGCACCACCAGCTTCTCCACCTTCCTTTACCTGATTAACTAAATCATTGTAGAAATCCTTAAATCGAGGGTCTAATTGGTCAGTAATAGTAAACGCTACATCTCCGGCATTACCACCTTCTCCAGCATGAGCAGCTTCATGTTTAGCAGTAGTTACTGATTCTCTAGCTGCTTGTCTGGGATCAGGAGTATTAAATATTTCCTCAAAAGAATTGAATAGAATAGTATGCTTACCGGTAAGTGGATTATATATAGACATACCATGAGAACCAGGATCAAGAGATAATCCTACATGGCTAATTCCTTCTGCCCATATTGAGCCAGTTACTTCCATAATGTGATGAATCAAATCACTATGGAATCTCATTAAATCCTGGACAAATGGATGCTTTTCCATCCAAGCTCTTTCATCAGGAGTTAATTTACCGCCTGGGTCGGCTAATACTGGTTCATGCTTCATTCCAGATGGCTTATTCTTCACTTGCATCTGTTCATGCATAGCCTTATTATCGGCTACAACCTTAACAGCATGGTCCTTTACTTGTTGTGCAATAGATGGTGGTTGTGGACCATTAATTAGTTTCCTAGCTTCTCCAATACTAGCTATTGCCTTGGTATCTCCTTGAGCTTTAGCTTGGGCTAGACGCCTATCTAAAGCCTTATTCAAAACAAGCTTCTCTTCTTTCGTTAAATTTGTAGAGTACTTAGGCTTTAGTTTTTTGGGATCACCGGCTTCCCATGCTGCCTCTAATTCTTCTATAGACTTAGGAACTTGAGGTTGCTTAGGCTTAGGAGCAAAAGTATTAGATGGCTCGAATTGAGCATTGGTCCACTCTCTAATAGCTTCAGGAGTAGCTCTTTCATCAAATGCTTTCCATTGCCTTTGAACCCTCTCGCTATTCACTTCTACATACATATTAGGATCTTTATTTGACATCATCATATCATGAATTAACTTAGCCTGAGTCTTAGATATTGGCATACCTACTTCTATAGCATTAGGAGCACCAACACGAATAATATTAGCTTTCTCTAAAGCTTCATAAATATCAATTCCAATTTCTCTCATAGAGCTACCATGAGAATCTAATGGCCTAAGATGATTATACATCTTCCCATCGGGAGTAATGAAATGAGCCTCATCAATATTATCAACTTCCTTAAAAGAATCCTTCATTCTGCGAATCATCTCTGCTGGGTCAGAAGTAAACACACCATACTTACTTCTACGGGCTTGGAACTTAGGCTTTAACTTATTGATGTCAGTGACTGTTCCTGGTTCTTTATTTACCTTAGCTTGAGACTCTCTATATAATTCAGCAGCGCCATTACGAATGTCTCCTGGCAATCTATTAAATCTCTCAGGAGTCATTCCATCCATAGTCCTAGCTACGAACTCTTTAAATGATTCCTTAGGAACATTATCAGGAACTTCTAATGCCGGTAATCCAAACTTATCTCTCTTAATTGGTTCTTCTTTAGCCTTAAAAACATCCAATAATCTTCCAAAACCACTTCTTGGAACCTCAACATCTGGACCTGAGCGTCTCAAATCATTGATAGTCTTAGAGCCATTATCTAACTTCTCAACAACCTGGTCATATACTGCTAATTCATGTTTAGAAAAATCTTTAAAACCAGCTTCCTTAACCTTTCTTAAGGAATCTATAGCCATCTCTCTATAGACCATAGGATCGCCACCTTCACCAGCTAAATAGCGGTTAGCGGCAACATCAGCACTTAATAAATCTCTATCAGCTATTGCTTCATTATCCCTGAGTAACTTACGAACTTGTTCTTCAGTTGGAATAACATGACTTCTAACTGCTTTTTCAGTTCTAGGAACTAAAGACTCTCCAGTATGACCCATTACATCTACATCTTTAAGAGTAACATCCCTAGCTGCGTCACCCATTTCTCTGGGAGATATTCTTTGACCTTTAATTGGCTCTACTTTCCAATCTAATGAACGTAAGAAATCTTCATAATTTCTCTGCTCAAAAGGACTTCTTTGTACGTCATGTTGATTAGAACCATAGCTATTATTTCTCTGTTGTTCAATATAATCTCTAGCCTTTGGTCCCGGTCTAAATGGTTCATCCTTTACTACTGGTATTCTGTCAGCTTTTGATTCAGGAGGTAATAAAGCATTACCTTGTAAAGCCTTAGAAATATCATCTCTCTTCTCAACAACCTTTAAATAATGAAGTAAATTTGCATCACTTAATGAGGCACCTAAACCTTTAGCCCAATTGTGAAAACGCTCAACAGTGGCATCATCAATTAATCCAGCAGTTAGGAGTTCAGCAGAAACAGAACCCTTGTCACTTCCTGGAGGATTTAACTTAGCATTTAAAGCCTTGAGTTTTGCCTTAGCTGCCTCAGCTTTAGCCTTAAGAATTGCAACCTTGCTCCTAGTAGTTGCTTCAGCTTTACCAATAGCTTTTGTAGCTGATGTTGTAACGCTAGCTTCATCAATAGCTTGTTGACGCCAAGATACCTTACCACCCCACTTTTGCTGTTTAGGTGATAGTAATTCTTTATACTTATAATCAGGTGCTCCAGCTTCATCCAGTTCCCTAATTCTATCTAATAAGGGATTAACTGGCTCAACAGGTGGTACTGGTTGCCCAACAGGAGATTCAACAGGAGTAACAGGAGGAACAGGCTCTTGCTTAGGAGTAGGTGGTTCTACTGGAAACTGTTCAAATGGATTAACCTGGTCATTAATCCACTTATCAGCCTGATTATAGCTCCTAAATGGTCCTGCTGGTTTTTGTAATGAGGGATGTTCAACAAAGAATTGACTACCCTGATTACGAATACTGTAAATGTTATCAGTCCTACCATAATTAATAGTAGGTCCGCCTGCAACTGGAGTAGTTGTAGTTGGTGGTTCTACTGGTTCAACAGGTGGAGCAGGTCTACCAGCACCAAATGGTCCAGTTTGAGTAAGTGGAGTTACGGGAGCAACTGGAGGAGTAGGTGGAGTAGGTGGTTCAGTAGGAGGTTCTACTGGAGGTAATCCACCTTCTTCATCCTTCTTCTTCCTCATGTGTTCTTCAAAAGGAGTAAGAGGTCTACCTAATTCTTCAACAGTAGCTCTACCAAAGCCAGGAGTAGGTCCAAAACGAGACCTAGGAGGTGGTTCCATTAATACAGAACCATCAGGGAATGTATCAATAATAGTATATCCTTGTTCAGTATAGGTTGGAACATCCTCTACTTTAACACCAATACTATGCTGTCCCTGTTTTCTAATGTTAGGTTCAGGAGCACCCGGTAATTTTTCAATTGGGGGTAATGCATTAGCTTTAGCTGGATTTCCGCCAACAGGAGTTACTGGTGGAACAACCGGATTATCGGGTGGTAATAGATTCTTAGGAATACCAGCTTTCTTAATTTCATGTCTTAATCCAAAAGCCGGAAGTACTGCTAATCCACCAGAAACAACACCACCACCAACATCTCCCCGTTTAAAAGATTCATAAGAGTCATGCACAGCACTAGTAGTTCCCATGAACACACCAGTGGGATCTAACGCATTTCCTGCCATCTCTCCAATGGCAAAAGGATTACGTAATGCCTTATTTACCTTACCAAAGTACTCGTCACTTTCTGCTTTTCGTTTAGCCTCTAATGAAGATACCGCAGAAGCTCCAGCAGCTTTAGCTTTAGCATCTTCTTCTCTAACTCTAGCTAATTCATCTCCCATTCTAGCAGTTTCACCGAGAGATGTACTCTCTAAAAGTCCTTTTCCAGTATCAATAACTTTCTTTCCAGCGTTCCATAATTGGTCAGCTAACCAACCATGAGATTTTCCTGCTCTTTCACCATAATATGGACCCTTATCATCAATACTTAACATCTCCTTAATTTCATCTTCAGTGGGATCATTAGGACCTTCCCACTCTATTTCATATTCCTTACCAGTCTCACTATCTTTAACATCATATTTCCTACGTCCAAATGGAGTTGTTTGTTGAGTAGACTGAGTTGGCCTAGTTCTACCCAATAATCCAGGAGTAGGAGTTGTTCTAGTTTGACCAGGATAAACAAATGGTTCTTGTGGCATTAGAATCCACCCCCGCCGCCTTTAGGAGTAACAGTAAATCTAGTTCCGCCTTTAGTAGTTCCAGAACCAGAAGTAGTGTCACCAAAACCTGAGTTCTGAAGAGACTTAGAAATCAAATCTTTAACTAATTGCTCAGTTGTGGCATTTGGACCTTCAGAGTAAATCCCACCATTTTCGGGATTAACTTTAATGTAATCTAACGCATCAGGTGGTAATTGTCCCCTAGCAACACTCTCTGTAGCATTAATGATAACACCTTTTCTAGCCTTATCAGGCTCTTTCTCAGCAGCTAATTTACCCTTAGTAACTGCCAAATCAATAGCCTTCTGTCTATTGGTATCTGCAATATTCTCTCTACTCTCTGTTTGCAGACCAGCAACATCAATATCACCTTGAATAAGGCGCATATCATGTGCTTTCTTATACTTCTCTTCTGCCTCAGCAACAGAACCAGCAGTATCACCAGCTTCTCTAACTCTCTCTTGAGTAGAGGAATCAATCTTATGCGAAACAATTTCACCAGTGGGTTTTTGTTCGTATTGAATACCCCTAGTTTTATCAACCCAAGTCCTTGTCTGACTCTTATTGATTTCTTCCTTAATCTGGTCAATCTGAGCGTTAGTGAATCTATTCCTATTGGAAAGATCTGCCTCACGAATTGCTGCATCTCTCTTCTCAATAGCCATTTTCTCAGTTTCTCTAACGTCACCTTTACCTTTCCAAAATTCACCTCTCTGTATCTCTAATAATCTAAGCCTATCTTGCATATCACTATCTTCCATATTAGCAAGATTACCTAACCCAGCAACCCTTTCTTTATACCTAGCATTTTCACGAGCTTGTGGAGCATTATAAGCCTCAGTACCAGCTCTTGCAGCTTCAGCAGGGTCAGTTCCACCTAAAGCTGCACCACCAGCACCAGCAGCAGCTAATAAACGCATCCATTTACTACGTTTAATCTGTTCTGGTCCCCTATTAACAGCTTCCTGATAAGCTAACCTTTGTGGCCGTTTATTGATTTTCTCATAAGCAGATGCAAAGTCAAATTCAGGTGGAGCTTGTGGTGGAGATGTTGGAAATGGCTGCATTGGCAACGGTTGTTCTTGTTGCTGAGGCATCATTGGTTGCCTAGAAATAGGAGTTTGTGGAACTGCCGCTTGTGGTGGCATTTGTGGCTGTTCCATTGGTTGAGGCTGGAATTGCCTCGGTCGAATTTGAGGAGGTAATTCCTGTTGCATAGGTAGTGGTTGTTCTTGTTCTGGTTGTTGCATATTATAGCCAGGATTATAGACATTATTACCTGTTTCGTCCATAATCATAGGCTGATTGAACATATTACCAAATCTATTCCTGTTTGGCTGTTGAGCGTTAGGTGGAATGAATCTTCTGGAGAGTTGCCCAAAGTTAATCATTGTCTTATCCTATCGCCCACTAAGATTAAACGGCCCACCGGCAGGTTGATATTCCTGTTCTGGAATCTGTACATTAGGGAACGCTTGTCCACCTGTTCCACTATTGCCCCATAATCTATTACCATATTGTGGAGCATTATAGCCTGTTCCAGCGCCAGGAGCATTACCTAATTCACCAACTGAATTAATTAGTAATGGAGCAGCAGCACCACCACTAGCATAAGTTAATGCAGCAGCACCAGCAATCTTACCATATGCAGCAGCATTTTCACCTGTTGTTTTACCACGATTTTGTGAAGCTAATCCTAACATTGCACCTTGAGTACCATATTTAGAGTTAAGAGCATCTAAGCCCATTCCAGTATAATTCTGGGAAGCTCCAAGATTAGTCTTGTATTGATCTCCCAAATTGCTAAGACCATACTGTTTCTGAGAATTACCATACTCAGTTAACCAGCGATTATATTCTAAATCAGCTTCAGCAGCAGCCCTAGCATTAGCAGCACCACTACCAGCATTGCTAGCAGCAGCTTGCATATCCATTTGAGCTTGAGATAAATCCCACTGGTCTAATCCACCAGCCCTATTTAACCCAAATTGGTCTAATCCACCGGCCTGATTAAGTCCCCAATTACCTAATCCAGTCTGAGAACTCTGTAATCCTTTTAATCCTTCAGCCTGATTAGCAGTAATATCTCTCTGGGTATTAAGTCCTAATGCTCCAGCCTCACGAGCACCAGAAATTTGATTACCAGTTCTTAAATCAGCTAATTCTAAATTCTTACCAGAAAGATATTGACCAGCAGATTCCCTACCTTTACGAATATCTGCTGCCATTCCGATTTCTGTGTCAGTTCTATCTTTAGCTTGCTGTTGAGCCTTTTCTCTAGCTAACTTAAAATCAACTGCTCCAGCACCAGCTAAATTACCAGTTTGACTTCTTTGTCTTTCTAACTGATCTCTTAAAGCTCCAAAATAAGCAGGAGCACTAGCAGCAGATTTAGCCCTAATTAGAGCCTTATCTTGTGCTGAGTAACCGCCAGTTTCCTCTTGTTCTAAAATAGATTTACGATTGATATTAGCCTTATCTTCATCAGTAATACCGCCAGTTTGTCCAATACCAGACAAAGTATCAACATTGCCATAAATCTTGGCTAATTGATCTTTATCAAATCCACCACCTTCACCTGATAACTTCCTAAATCCAGTATCAGCTTCTCCATAATCAGGACGATAAGCATTAGCATAAGCCGAATTAAGATTTTGATAGTTAGATGTTCCTAATCTTGGAGCAGCGAATCCACCACCACCGCCACCACTTAAAGCACCTTGGTATCGTCCAAGTGATGCCTGCATCCTTTCTTTATCTTCTGGAGTTAAGCCACCACCAGCAGCATAATTCCTAAATCCCTCATTAGAGGTATTATAGTCATTAGTAGCTCTGTCCCAGGTAACATCTCCCCTGCCACCAACTTTATCTGATAAGGCATTATACTCTGTTTCAGAGGACTTTACCTTATCCATCGAAGCGTTAAATACTTTTTGCTTATCGTCTTTAGCCATTGTCATCCAAGTTTAGAAATAATGGTGTTCCAGTGCAGACACCATAGTTAAATCTTTCCACTAAAAGTTTGGCGAATTTTTCATCCCTAACGTAAGAATGAACTTGATCAATTCCCCTAGCTTTAGTGAGTTCGCTAGACTTTTCTGACAATAACTTTAGCGCCTTAATGTTTGTAATCTTTGGCGCACTTTTATTAGAAACAAATACTATCTCTACGTATTTCTTAGTGTATCCCCAAGCTACTATCTTTCCATCATCCTCAACAACTAGAATATCTAGCATGTTATTGAAATCAGGAAATGGAAAAGTATGCCCCTTGTGAAGCTCTATTAAAGCGTCAGTATCTTTAGATTCAGCCGGCCTGACCAGCATTTTTAATCCAATCTAAAGTCTTTAGTGCATCACGAGAAGATTTGCCAATTGACCACGGAACCTTAGAAATATAGTCATAAAGTAAATCGAATTCCTGATCACTAATTTGCATCTGTCGAACTGTCCAAGTTGCATCTGCATCAATAAATACTAACTCTCTATCTGATTCCTTAGAACCTGCAATTGTCTTACCACATTCACATGGCTTGGAGATTTCTTCAATTTTATCTAGTAACTGAATCTCTGTTCTAAGAACTGTTAAACCTTTTCTATCGTTCCTATTGCCTTCAATAAATAGACCGTGGAAAACAATCTCAAACCTAATTTTACTTTCGTCATTATCTTCAAACTTCAATGTTCGCATTACTAATCCTTTTGACAGTAGACTACTGTTAGATAGGGTGGATAAGAGCTTGCATCTGCTGTGTTACCATTCAATTGATGGCTATGATCTCCAACATTACCAGTGTTACCGCTAACTGAAACTGGATGATTAACAGGAACATCAAAACTCGCACTAAACGAATGTGAATGTTCTTGACGAGACATAAAACCACTACCACCACCGTCAACATTCATTGTCGAATTAGTTCCCTGATTTGTACTTCCACTAACGCTACCAGCTACATTACCAGTTGCATTACCACTACCAGTAAATGCGTGTCCATGACTACCAGCATTAGAACTATTTAATCCAACACTATGTGAATGTCCAGCAGCACCACCAGTAGAACCCCAAGCAGTTGAACCTAATGGAAAACGACTATCTAAAGCTGCAACTCTAGTCCAACCAGCCGGACAATTAGTAGAGAATAGTGCGATTAATCCTGATGGAATTGATTCTCCACCACCGCCAGTTGCTACTGTTTGCCACGTTCCATCACCTCTTAGAAACGTAGTAGAATTAGCAATTCCAGTTCCTAATCTTGCTGGATTAACAGTTCCAATAGTAATTTTACTAGCATTAAGATTGTAAATTTCACTACCCTCACAAATAACTAAACCCATCCTATCAATAACCATTAATGTTGTAGCTACATTATATGCTAAATTAACTCTTTGAATAAATAAATTAGAGTTAGTTGACATAAATCTTAGATAACGAAAATCTAAATCTATACCATTATTATGATATAATTGAAAAGCAGGACCAGTATTTCCAGTTACTAAAACCGGACCAGTTGGACCAGTTTCCATAGTATATCTGTTCTCATTAGTATAGTAATTAATACCTGCTAATGTTGCAACTCCTGTTAATCGAGCGGCTGGAACTGTTCCTACTGTTAAAGCAGAAGCATTTATTGCATCAATATAGATACCGGAAGCATAAATTGTTTTACCACCATCAGATAATAATACTTGCCCAACTCCACCTAAAGTTAACGATGTTCCAGTTCCACCGCGAGCTAATGGAACAACTCCAGTTGTAATGTCACTAGCTGAATAAGAAACACCAGTAATAGAACCGCCAGTAATATTTACAGCATTAGAGTTTTGAGTTCCCATACTGCCAATGCCAAGATTAGTTCTAGCACCAGCAGCACTATTAGCTCCAGTTCCGCCACCTGCTACAGAAAGCGGCCTACCAATCCAATTAACACCATCATATTCTTCAAATACAAAATTACCGCGATTGTAACGAATAGATAAATTGGGAACATTGGTAGACGAACCAAAGCCCATCTGAGCAACGTCGATAAATTTTGCATCTAGCTCAGCAAATACATTGAGATAGCTAGAAGTAATTGTCGGTAGATTCCAATTAGCCATTATTGTCCCAACGGAGACTGACTTAATAATTCTTCTTTAGCTTTCCAATCTGCAATTACTTCTGGAGTCCAAAGAAACACAGATAAATCTTGAACAAACTGTGGCTTGTCAATAACAATGTCACCAGGATTTAATACATATCTAGTATAGATTCTGGATAACTCTTTTCCATCGTCATTAATAACAATATCCTCACGCACTTGCATACGTTTATCTTCGAGAATCTCTACCGAACCAGTAACAGTAGTTTTAGTTAACATTAACCAGCCTTGTATACAACTGAGCCAATAAATCTACCATTAGCAGGAATATCACCCGCTAATAATGCAATATCAATAGAGCCGCTGAAACTATTATGACAATGAAAAATAGCACTAGATAAACCATTAGGCATATAAATATCTAAGGAATATACGGCTCGGGATTGAGTATAATAACTAAGAGTTCCAGATGCCGCCAATGCTGTAAGACTAATAAATGGGAATCCAACAAGTTTAAGAGTTTGAGAAATATTCCAAGAGGCTGTTGAAATTGTCAAACTAAAAGAACAGTAAACTAAGTCACCAATTTTAGTATATCTTCCAGTTTGTTCAGAATAAGTAGTAGAACCACCAGTATCAACTGCCAAAGATGGTGTCCAATTACCAACTTCATAAGAGGTTGCTACTGGTTTATTAGTTAATCTAACATAATCTAATGGCAATACTAACCAAGGACCAGCGCCAGTCTGACCAGCACTAGTATCATATTCATAGAAATCTATTGCTTCATTGTAGCGAATAAACACTAGATAATTCCCCGAGCTTTCCAGCTAATGTTTGCGTTCTGCCTTTGTCCAGAAGATGAGAACACTAGAACTCTAAAGTTATCTTTAGTAATATCATCACAAACAGAGTAGAGTGGTTGCAATGAAACTGCCGGCGTTGCTGTTACTGAATTAATTCCTGTGAAAATCTTATTATAAGTTACTAATGTTCCACCAACATCACTAGCTAACGCATCAATAGAACCAGAATCTAATGTTAATGTAACTGATAAAACTACGTGCATGTTAGAAATGAAAGCAACTGACTTATCATCAACATTAGTAAAAGTCCAAATAATTTTTATGTAACGAAAACTAGCAACTAATAAACTATCACCAACAATAGGAGTAGTATAAGTAATTCCATCCTCAGAAGATGAAATAGAAGTATTAACATTAGTAGAACCAAAGATTTGCAATTTGCTGTAATCTACAACAACTTTTAAGTTCTTGTGAATTACACCAAAATCAAATACTTCTTCATAAGTTCCATCACCAACATAAGTTGGCTGGTAATAAAGCGGATAGCCAGCATCTATTTGTTCTTGAGCATTATCATACCCAAAGAATACATAATGCTGTTGCCAAGTATCAACTGGTATTGGTCCTAATACTCCTTCAATACCATCTAAAACTGTAAATACTGTTCTTACATAAACACCATCAAACTCTGCTTTAATATCTGCAACGAAAGCAAACTCTGATGGGTCATGTAAAGTAATAGTCTTAACTGCTGACCGCGTGCCAATATTACCAACAATATCAACTGCTGCTACTGCATATGAATAAGTCCCACCAACTTGTTCTTGGATTAAATCAAATGTTCCTCGAATAGTTCCAATCGGTAAATCATTCTTATAGATAATGTAGTGGTCAATCCGCCAAGCTGAATCTGGAACTGTCCATCTTAAAAGAACAGTGGAAACAATTGCTTCAACAGATAAATCTGGTGGCCCGATAGTAGGAATAGTTAGCTGCGCAAAAGCTGGTAAACCTAAAACTCCATTAACATCCATTGCTCGAATAATAAAAGTGTAAGTGCCATATACTAAGTTAAGATAAACTGGGTCAACGTTAGCCATATCTGTTGCAGTAATTAAGATATGTCTAGCTGTATCCCAATCATCTCCCATCTTAATAGAATAGCGAAATGCTCCTGTTAGATTATCCCAATCTAATCTTAAGTTATCAGGATAAGCTATTCCTGTAAAGTTACTAACTGCTGGTAATAATCCTGCTCCTGGTCCTGTCTGGTCGCCGTCTACTGGAGTAGGTGGAAATACTACACTATTAATCTTATATAAATCGTCAACCATCAACTGCAAAGCACGAAAGAGTGTTGGATTCTCCTTATCATCAATCCGAATTAAATTACGAATTGCGTTCTCGTTAGCCATTATGGTAAACGAGGAGTTTCAGCCCAGAGAGGCTTAGAATCTACTGATAAATCAAATAGAGTAAACTTGTCACCAGCATTAAGATTTGCCATTAACTTAACGGACATCTTTGGTCCTACAAAGTTAATAGGTTTCTGGTAATAAAGACTAGGACCAGGAATTAGGTGCCATTTCGGTGGATTCATAATCTTTACGTTATTCATTCCATAAAGAATAATGTTTAATCCACCAACTCCCTCAACTCTAGCTTCTAAGAATCCAAAATGGTTTACAAACTTACCCTTAGTAGTATTTAAATGAGTTTGAATATAAGATGTAATCCTAGTATTATCATCTAAAACAAGTTCTGAGTCATTCTGATAGATATTTCCCTCAAAACCTGCCTGTTTAAAGACTGTAGTAGCAAATTGGTCAGTATCAATTACAATCGTTGAAACGAGCCAGGGAAATGCCCATAGATTCCAACGAACTAGGGAACCTACTAATTGTCCATACCTGTTAAAAGCATTGTTATAATCACCAGTAACAATATGAGTACACTCTACTGCACCTTCTAATGGAATAGCAGCGTATAGTATTTTATTTTCAGGGTCATCAACTAATTGAACTTTATTGAATTCTTTTTTGTTGATTCTAGCCCATAAATCAGTAATATTTGTAGAGAAAGGTGGATCTTGGAAACCACCACCCTCATAGCAATAGATTCCAGACCTATCTCCCTGGAAATATCTCTTAACTGATGTTCCACGAGAATCTAAAATTTTAGAGACTGAGAAACACTCGGCTCCTATTGCCTTATCGAGAGGATCACACTTCCAAGTATTAGGATTGTCACCGTTATCAACAGTAACGTAAGTCCTGTCTCTAGTTTGGATGAATAAGGACGTTTCGTGATCGACGGTATTAGTAATAGGAGTTGAAGCGTCAGAAGGATCAAGAAATAACATTCCAGCAGTTTCATCGAATGTCTCTATAAAGATAGCTTTAGAGAAAAATACATGATGTTCAAAGCCAGGAATACCCCAAACACTCATTCTATTACCGTAAATAGATAATCCTAATCCACATGGAAGAGTTGAACGGCTATCGAAAAGATAATCCGCACTATCAATAAGGTCATCATCAAAGAAATTAAGCTCAGTAATAAGAACAGTAGTATTATCTCCAATTCGACCGCCTGGCATGAAAAAGAATTCATACCCTAATTGATTGTTATCCCAAATATCTCTAGGAATAGACTTAGTGACAAGTAATCGCCTTGCTACTGTCCCTTCTGGTCCAATAGGAATATTCCCTACATTCATTCTTAATAAACCTGGAGAATCTACTTGACCAAATACTTCTGGACCAGGAGAAGTAATGAATCCTGAATCAGTTTCAAAGCAAACAGAAACAAGATAGATACCATCTCCCAAATTACCAGAAGTGGTAGACATATTAACGTCTAAAGTAAAACCGCTTGGAGGAGTTCCACCGGCAGGTCTTAATGTTCCTGGTCCTTCTCCTTGATAAACTTGAATTACAGCACCCGGAATACCACTAACTCTATCATGAAAAGTAATATAAGCACGATTAAGATAATTAACGGCAGAGAAGTCTTTGTACGTAGCATTAGTAACCAACGGCGAACCGTAGAGCGAGTCCCATAAGGAGCCATCAGTATCAAGAATTAGGTATCGTGACGTTTCATTGAGTCTCTTATAGACAAAAAATCTCCTAATATTAGCAAGAGTAAAGATTTTAACAAACCCGTCACGAGTCTTTACCTCAATCGTTTCAAATTGAGTATTAAGTGAATCAATAAAGTAGCCGGGTGGGACTGCATCATCCACACCATTAGTATAAAGACCTTTAAAAGCACCAACAGGAACCTGATTATGTTCCCGTAAGGTCATTTTAGCCATTGCAGTCCCACCCTAACTCTTGTTAGAACTTGTCAAAGATGAAGTAAGCAGTAATTACATCACTTGACAAGCCAGCAGGAACAGCACCAGAAGCTACTTCTGCTCCACCAGCAATCACTAAAAACTTTAATTTATTGGTTGCCGGTAAATACTGAGCAAAATAAGCTCCACCAACCATGTTACCCCAAAACGGCTGAGATGAAACAGTAGGAAGTGGAATACCTAATCCGGCACCATCTACCGTATTGCCATGAACATTGAAAGCAATACCACCAGTAGTATAGGTATCAGCTGCTGGAGTAACTGTTAATCTTCCAACAGCATGAATCTTCTTACCATCATCCCAAACATCAGAAGTTGTGAAAGTTGCCTTAGCTTCAGCCATGATTACCTCACGAAAGTTGTGTATCTGTTAAGTTTGAAAGGTCTACGCCTGGTTGGTTTGGAGTGACTCTGTTTGACTTCTTTCTTTAACAACTTAGACATTTTATCTGTAGCTTGTGATTCCAGGTCAATAGCCTTTTGACGATTCTGTCCAACATGTTCAGCAGCTAAAGCAGCAGTATGATAAGCTAAATAATTAAGAGCATGAGTTAATTCAACGTTGCTGTTTTCTCCCACAACACTGGAGATTAAACGATAATATCTTACTCTAATTAGCTTATTGACAGTAGCTCCTAAAGTATAGATAGTTTGCTCTCTCCAAGTCCAGTAACGTAATTCATTACCTGGCAAAAGATTAGGATTGAATTCTCTTTGGTCTACTGGCCTGTAATAATCATCAGTTTGTCCCTGATCTTTTTCAAATACCTGAATTGGAACAATAAAGTCCTGTGGAAGAACTGGTGTTGTTTGACCAATTGGGATAATTAAGTCTACTGATACATCTTTAGAAACAGTAGAGCCATTATCTACTAGTTCATCAGACAAATCGTCATTAGCAATTTTAAGATATGGTAGTAAGACCTCATTGGTATAAAGATCCATTACCACATCATTAAGAACTGCTCTTGAACGATCCATTACTTCGCTTGCCAAAAGAGCCATTTATTTTCTCACAGGAGTTGGTGCATTGGATAACTGATTACCAGGATTATTAGGAATAATTCCAAACTGTAAAGCCTTATCCCTATCAAGAACTGCCTTGCAATTAATACAAACAACAGCTCTAGCGTCAATCTTAGAGAAACATGAGGGACAATCTTTAGTTCCAGCATTAGTGTTGTAGTTAGGCAACCACTCTGGAGTATAACCTAAATACTGTGCTGCATAACGCTGATGTCCAGAAATCAATCCAACCTTATGATACTGATTCCAGTCATCATCAGCTTTACGGCAAAGATTTTCAAACCAACGAATTTGTCTAGCCCTAAGATTGTATAATTCCTCAGCATACTTAATAGGAACTTCTGTCTTAGTAACTCTACCTTCAAACCAAGTCATTCCTGGCCCGGCATTATCATCAGCTTCAATAACAGTGTTAATGAAATCATCTACAAGAGATTTAGCAATATGATGAGCAGCAACAGGAATAACAATACTATGGTCAGTAGCTGGCATTCTCTGAATATATGACGATTCGTTGATGACCAATAGAACGAAATCATCCTTCTGAGCCGCTGGAATACGGAAGTATCCATTGGCAATAGGCTTAATTTCGATAGTCTCAAATGGACAGATTGACAATACGGTTGCTGACGGCATTGGATTTACCTTTTGGAATTAACGTTGATGACTTAAATGTTGGCAATTCCTTGATTGGGTCTGGATTATCAAGAATACCAAATACTCTATCTTCCTCTACTTTCATCTTCTTCTCTTCTTCAAGTTGATGCTCTGTCTCTGTGACCAGCCTTCTCTCAGCTCTTTCCAGTCGGCTAACAAGAAACTCAATAGCTTTCCAGTTAAGAGGCAAAACATTATTATCTTTATCGAGAAAAGGAAGTATTGGTTCGTAAGTAAATTTATCATGAAAGATGTCTTTCCTATTGGTATTGGGTTCACATCTTTCTAAGAGCCAACAATCAGCTTGAAAGTACCAATACTTCTTAATTTCCACCAAACCCTGCTTAGTTCCAAGCCAGATTCCAGTTTCTTGAGTGAGAATATCGTAACTACCATACCGCTTTTCAGTCTGTAACTCTGAACGAACAACACGGTACTTTGGTAGTCCGGTAAGTTGTTCTCTACCGTATACTCTAAGTAATCTTGCATTGAACAATTCGTCTTGAGTCATTTCAGTTAAAGGGGGACTGGCTTTTGCTCCGGACAGAGAATTGCCAATCCCCCTCTCCCCTATTTCACCAGCTTGTAAAAGGAGTGGAATTTTCTGGTGAACTATCAATAACCTGTCGGAACTGCCAGGTTATCAATATACGCTTGTGCTGGCGGGCAATCACAGAACAGATTCCAGCTAGCCACAATGTAAAACACCTGAGAGGTAGCAACTCCACCTGAAGTTCCTCTCATCTCGAAAATCTTTCGACCTTCGACAGTGTAGTAATCAATAGGAGTCAGTTCTGCACGACCCCAATGATCATTAGTGAGAAAGTCAATCCGAGTCTTATTCCACATGAAACTCGGCTTGATTGGCGCTCCAGCTAAACGCATGTTTTCGCTGAAGAACAGATTAAGACCTTGTTCACTTGCCTCTTTGTTAATGATTGAGACAAGCTGTCCAAGAGCTTCATAAGCCTGAACCTGGCAAGGATGCATCCAAGCTGCTAATGGAGTCTTGTTATCCATTCCCAAACGATCGCCAATCGCATTAATTGCACGACGAGCAAACGCTGGAGCTAAAGCGGCTGCTGCTGCATTAACTCGATTAGCCTGTACTTCTGGAGTAGTAGCACGGGGTAATCCAAGCCAAGCACCAACAGTGCTATTCTGAACGTGATAAGGAACACCGAAAAGACCAACTGGATTTGCACCAGATAATCCTTCAGGAACAATCACGTCGGTAGGAGCAATCGCAGCAATCGTTGCATCTAACTGGACCTTCTTATTAACGAGGTCATACGCAATGATCTTTGCTGGAGTTACTGAGCGAGGTGCTGCTAATGCTGCATCGTAAACCAGCACTCGCTGACCCTTACGTAACAACTTAACACCATAACCATCAGTCGTGCAGGTTAAAGTGTCATTTGTTAACGTAGTGGTTGACAAGCTAGTAATAGTTGCAAGAACTCCATTACCAGCAGTCATGCACTGAGATTCAGTCTGACGACGAAACTCAGGCATTGCTTTAGCCATTAACTCTTTGAAGAGATTGACAACTGCCTTACGGGAGTCATCAGTTCCCCACTGAGCTTTGGTATTCCACTGAATGGCGTGTTTGAAATTGACGGTGTTAATGACAGCCTTATCATAGGTCTGTCCATCGCCAATCCCTAAATCTCCACCATCGGGATTGTAATACCCGAAGTAACCACCGGGACCGATAGCAAGAGGAATACGCATATCTCGTTCAGAGATAACTTCCGTATCCTTCTTTTCTACGGTCGAAAAGAACTTAGCGGATTCCAGCTCGTAAAGCATTGACAGCTTCTTACGAACCTTTTCCATTTCAACTGAGAGTAACTGTGTCCCGCCAACAGCCATTGTCGTATCTCCTACTTAAGATATTTCGGTTTGCCGTTTAAAATGTCCATGTCAGTGGTTCTGGACCTATCCACCCTGCTAAAGTCAATACCTGTGCCTTCACTTTTATTGCCACCCAATCCAGCAGGAACTAATCGGCGTGACTCAGACTTTGGCTGTTCTTTATACTTGATTCCAGCTTCACGTAATACCTTATTACGGATTGCTGGTAATGCTTGTCTTGCTCGCTGCAAATACGCCTTAACAATTCGAGATTTCCAATCCTGTGAATACTTAGAGGATTTAGCTTGGTCGAATAGAGATTGAATTCCACCTAAGTATCGTTTGTCTGAACCAAGAACTTCATCTACTCCTTGGAAAATATCCCTAATAATATTTCTCTTCTGGTAATCGTCTAACTTAACGCCATCTAACTCCTTAGTAATAGATAATTTCATTGAATGATTAACTACTTCTGTTACTGCTCCACGGAACTCATTACTCCGTGTTCCTTCATATTCTTCTTTCTCTTTCTCCCACTCTGCTTGCTCCTTTGTCTTAGTAGTTTTCTTTCTATCTTCTAAAGGAGCCTTAATATCTTGAGTATCAAACCAGTAATTATGAGCATGAATAGCTACTGCTGCAAGATTCTTATTACCAGTTTTGAGAGCATCGGCATACATAGCCATGATAGCTCTCTTCATCGGCTTAAGCATTACCTCGCCGTAAAGTTCTGGTTCTAACTTACCAATAGAATCTAAAATAGTATGAGAGAAATCCTTAAATGATTCTTCGTTAGTATTCTTTACTGCCTTAAGAAAGTTAGCAGTCCTGTCTACGTCACCAGAAGCAATATCAGCATACACAGCATTAAGGTAGCCAGAATTCCTAGCTGCTACTTTAGCATCTTCTGGTGACGAGAATACTTCACTGTATTCTTTATCCCTCTCTAATGCCTCTCTTAGACCAGGAATCTTCTTAAATAAATCAGGAGCTACTTTCTTTACTGCTTTAGATAAATCAGATGAAGCAACTTCCTCAATAGATTCTTCATCTTCTTCATCCTCATCTTCATCATCTAAATCTTCATCCCCAGTCCCATCAGATTCTTCATCGTCATCTTCGGCTGAATCTTCTTCTTCTTCATCTTTCCCTTCCTCAGTTTCATCCTCGCTTTCTTCATCTTCGTCCTTGGTTCCTCTTCTACTGGGAACTTTTTCATCGGTAGTGGCATCGTCATCATCCTGATTTAGAATGTCTTTGTCAGTCGGGCCAGGAGAACTAGGTTCAGATTCATTAGAACCGCCCATTTCACCTGGAATATTGAAAACATTTCCTAGAAACATAACTAGCCACCTAATCCTGTTGAAAGAGTATTTGGTTCTTGACCTGCCGGTGTTTCATTAGGAACATCAGTTCTCATCTGTAACATCATCTGATGAGCTTTCCAATGCAACACAACATTTTGATAACCTGGAGGATTCTCAGACTTAGCTTTCTGACCCTTAGAACTATTTAACCAAACCTTACAGAGTTCCATTTCAATCTGATGATCGTCAAATTCCTCTGGTGGAATAGATGATTCCATCCCAAGTGGGGAATTCTGGGATGGCATCGGTTGTTGTTGCAGTAACAAGGAGATTTCTCGATACTGCTTCGTTCTATCATTAATTCCAGGGATGTAGAGTTCTGGAATCCCGAGTGCTTTTTTGACTAGTTCATTATTCTGTGGATGTGAGAGCAGAGCCATCAGCAATGGATCTTTTGCTTGAACAATCTGCATTAAGGTGTCTTTAATCTGCATTGATGAGATTGGTAATAGTTCAGAGAACTCTGGTTCACATTCTCCTACTTCACCACGCTTTAATGCCATATGGTCTACATTAGTAGTCTGGAAACCACCAGCATTACGCTCAACTAGCTTCTCATCATACTCTAATTGAGCTGCATATTCCTTAACAGCTTTACCAATTACATCAGCCCATAGCTGAGCAGAGATACTAGAGATAGTTCCTAATCTTTGAAGAGCTTGATTTTGAGATTTAGTATATTCAGTAGCCGTTGAACTACCTGGAACAGAACCACCATAAACAGTAGGGAAATCGCCAGTAACAAACTCAGCAAGGTTCTTATATTTCTGAGTGAGGTTGCCGGCTTCAGGTGATAATTGCGCGGTTCTTGTTTCGAAAAAGTTATCTCCAATATTTCTACCAGGTTCTTTAAAGGTTTGAGTAATATTGCCAGGTTTTGCTTGAGTATTTCCGTATTTAGTAAAATCAATGGCATCTGAAGCAATAAATAGTTCGGAAATACCATGTTCCATCGTTTGAAGTTCTAATTCATCAATTTCAGCAGTAATATCCTGAATCATTGCCAGGTTTGTCCCAAGTGGCTCATTATGAACTGAGGCAGCACGAGGGTCTAAACCCATTGTCCAATGATCGTCTAAACTTTCACCATTAATCTCTACTGGTTCGGAGTTAACGTAGATTACATAGACTCCTTCAGGATAAGTTGCCTTAATTTTCTGAATTTCTTCTTTGTAAGAGCCTCTAGGACCACCTAATAGGTCAAATTGCCAAGGTCTATACCAAACACACTTAACTACAGCGGTATTTTGAGGCTGATTATTAAGAAAAATAGATGGGTAACGGATTGAAGTGTCAGTTGAGACATCTGCTGTTGATGATTCAATGTTCTCAATGAGTGGTTCTTCTCCAGCCGGCCCAGGAATACAAAAAATAGATCGTAGAGAAGCAATAGACTGATCAAATTTAAGAATTAGGAAGCCACAATGTTCTTGTGTCCTAGCAGAATAGGGAACTTTGACATTCAAAACTCCAAACGGGTCAATTATTACTCTCGATTTCTCTTTATCTACTTGAACCTGGACAGGGACTTTAACAGTTTGAGGTGTTACTTCTGTATTAATTACCTGTCCACAGGATTGGCAGGGAAGATTAGGAATAGATTCTTTTCCACCCTCACCAAAACCATATCCACAAATAGGACATTCATGTTGATAAGTTGTATGATCTTGTAATGATGTCTCTTCTGTTTGATAGTATCCAAATCTTCTATCTTTCTTTGCATAAGTATAAATAAATGGTGTTCCCTGATTAAAGAAGATTGATAGAATCTTAATATAGAGTAACTTAGCCTTGTTATGTTTCTGAACAATCTTAGCTAATGAACTAAAGGCTTCAGCTTTGTCAATATCATCAGCATTGTCAGCATCAGTAGGAAAGAATAGGACGTTAGGAACTCCTACCGTTAACGCTGCAATAATTGATTCGGCATGTGGCCGGTAGATATTGATAATCCTAGGCGGAACTCCTTCAGCTTCTTTATCGTCCCAATTAGGAACAGACCAATCATTAGTAAGGTTATCCCAGAAGAGAGTTACGATATTATTAAAATAGAGTTCTAATCTCTTTGCTTTTCTGACCCAGGCATAATGAACTGTTTCATCTTCTCTTTCACACATTGAGAGCAAGGATGATAATAAGGTTTTATATTCATCAGGAATTGCTGTTGCCTGTTTCTTTGGTTCCTGTTCCTCTTGTTGTGGAGGCATAGCCATTGGATTAGATGAACTATCCATCGGTCCAGGAATTTGATTAGGTTCTTGAAAGGTCGGTCCCATTATTCTTCTATTTCTGTATCAAAAGCATGAGTTTCCGGCGTTAATGGATACGGAGAATGCTTTAATTTATTAGCCAGAACTTGTTCCCGTATCTTTGTATGAACTGAACGATAACCCCGGGCACTCTTAAATTCAACTTCGTTCTTAACTCGTTCAATTTTATCTTCTCTTAAGAAAGCTCTTAACCAGTTCAGTTCATCTTGAAGGTAGACAATGAATTCTTTTTGAGATTCAATGGTACCTTCTAAAGCCTCTACGACGGAAAGTGGTTTCATTTTCGGCGAGTTGTTTCCTACTCTCCAAGAACTCCATTTTCCGGTAAAAGGACGTTTGGTCGCCGCTAGCAAGTCCTGTAATAGCTTCTTGAGTCTTTGCAGCATGTTCAAAATCTTTTGCATTTGCTACCTGATACTCTCTAATTCCTGATAGTAAAATTCTAATGCAATCATAAGGATCGTCACCATCAAACTCAGCTACATCCTCTTTCTTCTTTCCTTCATCCGGTGACGCTTCGTATACACAAGCTGGAATAGTTTCAATTAACATTTCACAAGTATTAAAGATTTGAAGTTTAGGAATATTAGTTTCTTCTTTCTCAGTCTCAAACATCTTTACATATTCTACATAAGATTGCTGTCCATATAATCTGAAAATTTTATCTGCATATTCCTTATCAAAATCTCCCCCATAAATCTTAGCAGGGTTTTCTTTTGGTTGCCACCTTAAATATTCATGAAGAACTAGTTTTCCATTTAATCTATTCTTCTCACCTAGTTCAATTCCACACTTAAAATTAGCATGTCGTAAAGCCTTTGTTAATTGCTCATAAATAGTAGATGGTTCACCTTTGTTCTGGTCTGCTGAATGACAAATCCTAACCTTTGATAATAATTCTCGTTCTTCTGGCGTTGTTAGGTTAATCAAATCAGTTAAGTAACTAACGACCTTCTTTTCCTTAAATGCGTATTCGCGATAAATAAATACCCTGCCAGTTGGTGCAAGGGCAGCCCAGTAGATAACTGTGTAAGCCTTGTATCCCCAATCAATTCCAATAAATCTCGGCCACCAATTCGGTAAACTGAAAGGCTCAATAACATGTCTTGCATTATCAGGTTCATCTGATAGGGGCTCAAGTCTGAATTCTTTAAAGACTTGCCCTTCATAAGTGTCCCAATCTCCATAAAGTTTAGCTTTTTTCTCTGCTTCTGACAGAGACATTAACTGTTGAATATAATCAGGATTATTAGCTAATAGTGCTGGATTATCCTGAATCTTAGCCGGAATAAATAATCTTTTAAGTCCGGTTTTGGAATCAACAATTAATTTGTATCCATTCTTATCTGGTTTAACGAATCGGTTCTTAAAATAAGCATGTCCAACGTTTCCTGGGTTGGTTCCACTTCTTGCAATAGCAGGTAAGTCAAAGCATCGAGAGCGCAAACGGGACATAACAAGGTATGAATATTGGAATTCGGTAAAATGGGTTGCCTCGTCATATGAGATGAGATTATATTGGTCGGAGTCGAACTTTCTAATATCATCTTCTTTATCTGCTCCACCAAAATATTGTACTGCTCCACTGGGAAAGGTCCATTTCTTCTTAGTTTCATTAAACACTCCACCTAGACTTGGGTAAATCTCTTTACTTCGACTTATTAACTCTGTTTCTAACTGCTTTAAATTACGACGTAAGATAATACCTTTATATAATGGGTGTTCGTGGAATTGATAGATTAAAGGTAGCCAAATAATTAGTTCTGTTTTTCCTGCTCCTGCTGCTCCACCGTAGAGAGCTTCCTTTACAGTCCAGGGAATTGAAATGAAATCGTTTTGTTTCTTAGTCGGAGTAAATTCTCTTTCTACTACCGACTGAACTGATACTTGTGTCATTTCTTCTTTTTAGGTAAATTTATATCTCTAAAGCGAGTAGATGGTTGAATTGCATCACTATCTTTAATAATTCCATAAGAACCTTTTGGTATTCTTTCATAAACATGATAAGGTTTACCCACTTTACTCATAATTGATCTCGCAATATTTTCTGGTACTCTCTCTATTATATTCTTAGGACCAGGTGTATTAGCCCTAATTAGTGGAGTATCTGTATTGAAATCCCAGGTGTCATAAATACTATCGTAATCTTTACCGGATGAAGAAGTTATATTTCCTAATCCCTGTAAGTTTAAAGCTACTGCTGGCTGTTTGGTCAATTTCTTAATTGCTTCTTGTTTCTGCCCCTCGTTTCCCCTAAAATCTGATGATAACTTATCAATATCTTTTTGATCGTAAACTTCAGTCTCCTCACGATTAGGTCTAAAGAATTCTAAATTATCTGTTCCACGCGGATTCTTAGTAGGTCTTAACTTCTGTCTTTCTAGAACCTCATATTCAGGATGTAGATATTGCTCCAAGTAAGGTATATCGTCAACGTGCATTGTTCCAGTAGTTAAACCCTCTGACTTGATTAATCTCTCACGTAAAGATTCTGGTAAACCTGCTGGATGACTTGCTTTTCTACCAGTTGGAAATCGTTCAGGTAAACCTTTTAAAGGTAAGTTGATGTCCTTACCTTTATTGGGACTTATCCTTTCTGGTTTCTTTTGGACAATTGGCATCTCTTTATCTATTTAGCAAAACTGATTACATTGCTCTGTATTGAGCAAGCAATGACCAGTAGGGAGAAGCAGCAGGAATATCAGCTTCCCTATCTCCATACGTCTTAAGAATCTCACCAATCTGTTTTAGAAGTTCTGCCTTTGCATCAGCACGTTTCTGTTCTTCTGGAGTTAATGGAGTAAGAACTGGGGGATCTGGAATAGGATCGTCAATATTAGATGGCAAGTGTGCTCTTACAAATAGAGCAGGATGAGCTAGTTGTTCTTCTAATAGCATCATACGCATCGTTTTCGGCACTACTACGTCTTTGGTAGATTCTTTTACTTCAACAGATTTAGCAGCAAGTTTCTTTTCATCCATTTGAATTCTCCTAATTAGAAAGTGGGTCGATGAAAGCGGTTTTGAGTTGGCTAGTGAACTTGGTTAAGTGTTCTTCTATTGCCTCATCAGAAAGCGGCTTAATGAACTGAATCATGAAGTGGAGAACATGGTTTGATGGAACATGTTTGAAGTCATAGAAAACCATTCGCTGTCTACCAGCACCAGGATTACCTGGTTGGTTTTCAAACTCTTCTTCTTTTGACACTGTTACTTCCCAATCACCTAGAGTCATTTCTTCTTCTCTAAAGAGCAGTTGAATGGGCTAGAATTTTAGCTTCAGAAAGAACTAATGGATAGATTGCTAAATCCGCTAATTGTCCGCCCCATGCTTCTGATGGAGCACCTGAAGTTGAAGCTAATTGAAATGCACCACTACCTAATCCACCTAACGTTAATAATGCTTGAGATGAACCAGCAGCAACACCATTAACATACAACTGAACAACAGTTCCAGTAATTACAAGAACTATGTGAGTCCATGTATTCAATGGAAATGTCATTGGAAAGAATAATGTATTAGAGACTGAAGCATCACGATAAACAAATTGAAGTCTGTCACCTGATGATGTATTAAATGCTAGATACCAGTCATTCTGAGCCGTTAGATTACGTGCCATAATAAATGCACGAGGATATATAGCAGTACGACGAATCCATGCTTCCAGTGTAAAACTAATTCCTACTGGAACTGATGATGGTGGAATTGCTGATGCAGTTCTAGAAAAACTCATTGCAGTTAATGAACGTGGACCAGCTACACCATATGTTGGACTACCAGTAATTGATGTAATATTACGTGAGCCAGCTAAATCTGTAATTGGTGATGATGCATCATTCATCGGCCAGTATGCAGAGGCACCATCAGCTAGAACTTGTTGTTGGTATGTTAATGCTGGTGGAATTACAGCTGATGCTCCTGATGTAACTTTAGAAAGATTAACAGTAAGTATTGTATTAGTTGAACATCTAACAAATGCTGCCGCTGTATTAATATTTGATTTTGCTGTCCAAGGTCCATTGATAGTTAAAGCTACTTCAAGTGGATTATCAGAATGAATAATACCTGCTCCTTCTGGCAAAGCATATACTACTCCTGATAAAACAGGAGTTGGCACACCTAAATCAATCAGCTGTGTAGGCATTATACTTTAACAGAAATATTAGTATTGGCGGAAGGGCAACGGACAAATGAAGCAGCAGTAAAACTTCCAGGTGTATATGCTGTCCAAGGTCCAGTAATTGTTCCTGCTAATTCAACAGCAGCATCAGACTGAATTATACACGCTTTAAATGGCAAAGCATATACAGTATTCTGAGTAATTGCTGTTACAACAGACGATGACAATAACTCTGTTGGCATGATTAAATCACCGGTGATAGGTTCCAGAAACAGTTATCGTGTCAAAGAATACTGAAGTGGTACTTGCTTCTCTGAATAAATTTCCATTAACAACAATTTGTACTGATAGGAATGGATTAGATACTGACGCTGGGTATCCATTTGATGTTGCTTCTAAGTAAAAGAAAGCATTATCTTTAGCTGATTCAATAGACTGCTGGAATGGTAATGAAGTAGTAATCTGATTCAATCCATCAATTGAGTTGGAGAAACGAACCTTGGCACCTACAGCATTTCCAAGAACCCTAAACGATACAATATCTTTCGTAATAGTCGGCGTAACATTTGTTGTTTGACTCGGCCCAGTTGGTGGATAAATAACTCTAGTGCAATGAATTGACATAGCTAGAGCTAGAGCTACACACATTAACTTTAACATTAAACACCTTTAACTTGATTGTAAAACATCTAAACTGTAATCGTCTGGTAAGACTTTTCATCTTTCATTGCTGGCACGTTGATAATGATTGCTGTTCTGGAGCCACGATTATCGTTCTGTCCAGTTACAGATGAAAGAATCCTAGACATATCTGAAGCAATCTTGCTAGCCTCAACTGCATCAGTAGTATCTAAATTGTTTGCTACGTGACCTAGCGCGGCTGCCAGGTTAGTAAGTAATTGATCTTGAATAATCTTTTCCCGGTCCATCTTTTCGATACCGAGCTTTTCGATTCCTTTAGTAACACCCTCTTTTAGTTCCTTATCTACTCCAATGGTAGGTGATGTTAAACCTCTTGAAGCATTAGAGACTGTTTGTTCTGAGACTCCTAATAGTTCAGCAATGTTCTTATTAGTATCTAGTTCAGATAGGATTCCAATAGTAGTTCGTTCTTCATTAGTTAGTCTCTTTTCTCCATTAACCTTATTTCCTTCTTCATCAATAGTAGCGGTTTTTCTATCCGCTCTTATTTTTTTCTTAATAACTAGTTCGGTTCTATTTAATCGTTTTTCTAATTCTTCTTTATTGATATACATAGATTCTCCAATTGCCTCTCTAGGGTAGCATAAAGTGTCCCAAGTGTCAAGCTAAAAAAATCACGTTTTTGCTAGGAAAAGTGGCTGTCCCTACACTGTCCCAACTCTGTACATAATATGTCCCAATTTATGTGTCCCAATAGATTTTTCTCTTTCATTTTTAAATTTTCATTTTTTATCATTTTTTATAATTTTTTATAATTTTTTATAATTTTTTATAAACTATAGAAAAACAATCAGTATCTACCTTCCGCCTACAGTGTTCAGTGGGACCGAACTACGAAAGGGGTCGTACTAGGGCCTTCGTACTAGTCGATTAGTACTAACGCATTAGTGCATAAATATGCAGCTAAGAATAAATATGCGCGAGCGTTCGATTACCGAACAAACGTGCGATTATCGAACACTACGAAACCGTACTAATTGTGCGCTTACCGCACAGATGGGCGATTACCGCACAAGGTGGTCATTAGCATGGCTTATCCTATCATTAGAACTATGCATTAGGTTGGCGGCCTATCTGGTGTATGATGTCCATGTTGGTTGATGGTTGATGTTGGATGGTTACTGTAGAGTGCAGTAATGGAGCCTAGCATTAACGTTAAGACGGATGCTCTCGTTCTACCGTTGGAGCATGAACGCTTTTCCTAGCGATAGCTTTAGCCATAGCTCTTTGACAACCGAATATTGGCCCGCTGTTTTGGCCGTCAGCTAATGTCGTGAGACATGATTGTAACAGCTATGCTTGTGAGTCACCGTGTTGTGATAACGTGGTATCCAACGGAATAGTAGCAAGCGAATAGGATTGTGGGTTCTCTAAAGTCTACCAGTCTATTCCTGAGAGTAGGTGTAGAATGGGTGAGATTGTAAAGAACGCGATTCTCAAACTTCACGCGTGTATCGTTGCACGTCGTGGTAAGGGCGTAAAGGGAACTACAGAGGTAACAACCTTTGGTATTCCCAAGCCGCGAAAGAACAAGCAAGGCAAGGTTGTTTCGCGTGTTGTCAAGAAGTGGGATTATGACTTCTTGGATGCGCCGGAAGTCACCGTAAAAGACTGCATTACCGCAGTCGAAAAAACGGGATTGTCCAACAGGCTTCTCAAGGAAGCTATCCTTCGTGGTGCCGACTTGATTAGGCGTTCCCAGTCTATTCAAGACCAATCACAGAAGTCCGGTCTTGTTCGATTCATCATTGAACAGAGACTTGCGATGGACAAAAAGCATGCGGAGAATCTTGCAAGCATTTGGATTCAAACGCAAGCTTTCATGAAGAGAACGCATGCTGTCCATGTTCCGTCCTTTGAGGAATTGGCAGAACAACAGCGTTCATTCATCAAGGACCAGATTGCCAAAGGTCTTTGGGCTTCTTCACTCGTTGATGAAAACGGGGTGGTTCTTCAACCGGCGAAAGATGAGGAAGTTTCTTCTTCTGATGAGTCACCGGAATTGGATGACATCGACGTTCCTGACGATGATGACGAATCCGATGATGATTCCGATGATGAATCGGATGATGAATCGGAAGAGGACGAAGAGGACGAGAACTAGTTAGTTAACCTTAGATTGGTAGACTTCATAGAATCCACAATCCTTTGCCTGCGGCGCATAAGTAATGCGTTACAGGTAATCTCGTAGGTTCTGTTAGTGCCCTAGATTGTGAAGGGTGTTAATGGAGAGTAACTACAAGTGGAAGAACTACAAGCTAGTCTACATGATTCAGTGTGAGAACGGATATGTTCATTGCATATTCGACAATCTCTACGCTGCTCAGGTCTGGCTCTACAAATACAAAGCTTCTACGCCTGAAACGAGAAGCGTGTATGACATCGTTACGAGAGAGATGTTCTCTAACGTGAATGATGTTGGTGGTTTTTGATGTGGTATAACATCCTACTTCATACATGGATGTGCCACGTTTGTGATAAGCCAATCGACAAGGCTTTTCCAAAACCATGCAAGTGCGAGCATAACAAGTAACTAATCAGGGCACTAATAGAGCCTACGAGATATATGCAGAGCGAACATAATAAATCGCTTACTAGTGAGTTTACTTAGTGGCCTTAATTCTGTCCCAACACAACAGAGAAGAGGACACTATGAATCAGATGCGTAACGACGCGCTAACTCATTTGGCTATCTTGATTGCTGAAGGTAAAGGCGAAGCTGCTTTTGCATCAGCTAACGGATTGAACATTCGTGAAGCTCATTACGTTTACAAAGCGGAGATGAGTGTCATGAGAGCCAAACACAACGCTTACAAGTCCATCATTGACATGAGGGATAAGGAAGAAGCTGATTTGGAATCGTT